GGACCTACGGTAGCCGGGGTATGTAAATGCGCTGGCCGTCGACCTTCATTCCTCCGAAGGTGCCGGTGCACCGTGGGTAAAGGCCCTGGTATGCCGGGTCCGGGTAGTTGTGCTGCACCTCCGCATCGGATGCCTCATCATAGGTGGTGAACGTCAACCCCCCCCTTTCCGCGATCTTGTCGGCGACAGCGGGCGTGACATAGGCCAGTTCCACTGCGTTGTTCAGCCCTGTGTGTTGTACGAGTGTGTACATATCAGTTTCCTTTCGTTAGGGGCCTACGGCAGCCAGCCCGCCGTCTTCCCTTCCTTTTTCTCGAAGGCCGCGGCCAGCCGTTCCACCTTTTGCGATTTCTTGTCGCAGCCGTCGAGCTTGATGCCGACCGACTTTGCCAAGGCGATGAGCTGCGGCTGCTTGTATTTTTTCAAGAAGTCGGCGTCCGGAGTCCAGTGCTTGCGGAAATCCCACTTGCGGGCCTTCGCCAGCTTGGAGCCGGAATAGTCGGGCTGGCCGGACATGAGGCGATCCGTCTGCCGCTGAATGTGGGCCTCTTTCATCGCCTTGTGATCGGCGCCCGGGTCGGCGCCGAGATCGAGGATCAACGCGTCCTCGAAGCTGGCCTCCGCTCGGAATACCTCACGCAGAACTTCCGCCATGATCGCCTTCTGCCCGGTGGTCAGCGCCGACGGGTCGGTGACGTCCTCGACATTGGCTTCTTCGCCGTCCGCCGCGCCGGCGGCTTTGACTGCTGCGGCCAAAACATAGCTTTCGTATTCCGAAACGCGGCCGTCGGTGTTGAGTACGCAGATGTAGCCGGGCTTGTCGTCAGCCCCCGCATGAACGTATTTGCGGTTGTCGTAAGGGGACTTGTCGGTGAAGTGGGCGAACGGCCTGGTCTTGGCCATGTGCTGCACCTTCTTCTCGCACCATTCCTGCTGCAGGCGCATGAATTGGGCGGTGTCTTCGGCCCAGATCTGATCGCCGAAAAGGTCCGTCGTGGTCGGGCCGTCGTAAAGCGCGGGGTCAAACATGGCATTGGCCATGTTGATGAACTCCTTTGTCATGCGGTTTCGGACCTGCCATCCCCGCGTGATGCCTTCGTCGATGAGCTGCCCCTGGGTTTTCTTGTCGGCGAGGGTGAAGCCCATGCAGTCGTCGAGACTGAGCTCCCCGGCATGGTAGGCTTTTTTCACCTTCGAGTGCAGCCCGGCCAGGGCAAGGCGCCTTTCGACAACGCTCTCGGAAATGCCGAAGGTGGCCGCGATGGCCGAAATCTCGCCACCGTCGTCACGCATGGCGGCGAAGGCCTCAACCTGATCCATCGGGTCCATCGGCGCCCGAACCATGTTCTCGATGACGGCCTGCTGCCGGGCGGCGGCGTCGTCGGCGTTTATCACGCGCACCGCGATCTTCTCTTTCCCGGCTTCCTTGGCGGCCGCCACCCGGCGGTTTCCCCATACGATCTCGTAGCCCTCGGAGCTCTTGCGAACGCCGGGGGGCTGCAAAATGCCGTGGACGGCGATGGAGGCAACCAGCTCGTCGAATGATTGCTTGCCGGCGTCCTGTTTGCGGGGGTTGGCCTTGGTCGAATGAAGCTTGTCGATTGGGAGTTCTTGGATTTGCATTTCAGTTCCTTAATGCTGGTTTGATGGTTCCGGCGGCAGAGTCGACCTCCACCACCAACGGGAATGGCGTGTCGCCATGTTCCTTGACGAAGGCGCGGAATGTTTCCTTGGGAACGCGGACGAGACCCGGCCTGGTGCCGTCGATCATGCCGGACATCAAAACCGGGTCGTCGCCTTGTTCCTGCCAGAAGTTGACATGGAAGATCATGCAACCTCCCTCTGCGCCAGATCTCCCGCTTCCTTTTCGGCAAGGGCGTCGTCGTAAGCCTTCCGCGCGGTCTCGGCGTCTTCGAGGCAGTCGTAGATGTTATCGATTTCGCTGACCGTCATGGCCAGGGTCTCCTGGCGACGATAGTGGAACATGGCGGTGTCACCAGCCGTTTCACTGTATTCGAAGTCGATGCACTGGATGTTGGCCATGGCCTTGAAAAAATCCGTGGCTTCACGGAGATCGGCGAAGGCGTATCGGCGGTAGCCGACGGAAACGATAAAGTATTGCATGATTGTCTCCTTATGCCGCATCTGCGATGACGGCCTGGGTTTCGGGGATGGATGAAAGAATGAGCTCACTCGCTTTGCGGGCTTCGCTCGCGGCACGGAAGATTGCTTTGGGATCGTCTTTGAGCACTTTGATGTAGTGCTGCAAGTAGCTGGCGTGCTGCACCTTGCCAGGGATGCCAAACCGGGCGCACAAAAACGCCGATCCCATTTCTGCGATCAGTTCTTCGAAGGCGTATTCCTCTTTGGTTGGGCGCTGTTGGAATCGATCAAGCCGGATGGCGTGTCCGGTTGAATGGATGAACTCATGAAAGCGAGTTCGGTACCAATCATCCTCTGTTTGGAAATGCTTCGGGTGCACCATGTAGACGGTGTCTTTGCTTGGGCTGTAGGCGCAGCGGTTGTCGTCGGACGTTTTCTCCGCCACGCCGTAGGCCGCAAGCATCCGGTCGGCTTCCTCCTGGGTGCCGGACGGCTTGTCCTGTGGCTTGGTATATTCCTCGGGCAGATTTTCGACCTGATCGAGATTGAAAACATAGCCGGCAACGCGGGGGACGCGGATCAAGGCCGTGTCGGCGCCGACGATCTCTCCCGTTTCCTTGTGCCGGAAGGCATTGTCTGCGACCTGTTTGTAACCTTTTGAAACAAACGGCTTGGCGTTGATGACCGCTTGCGCTTTCTGCCCGGTCTTGTTGTCGGCCCGCCGCGGAGCATTGTCCGGCATGGTAATCAGGTTGCCGCCGAGCTCACGCAGCGCCTTCAGGGTGATCCAGCCGTTGCAGGAATACCCCATAATCTTCTGCCGGGCCCAGAGCATGATGACGTTCATGCCCCGGTATGTCTGATTGGGGTTGTCCGCCATGCTGACGACGTTGAACGGCAGAAACCGCGAGCGCGGGTCGTTCCACTCGCACACCCACGGCGGGGTGCCTTGCTCGAGCAGGCGAACAAGATCGTCCGTCACCGCTTCGTAATTGACTTTCGGCGCGTTGTTTCGCATAACTCACTCTCCTACGTTCTGCGGGGGCTGGTCATTATGGGAGTTCTGGCCGGCCCCCTGCTTATTCAGGCGTTGCGTTTCTCCGGTTTTCCATCCGGTCCACCAGAAACGATTGGCACTTGTGCCTGGCCTGTAAGGGCAATCGGCGCGTCCTTCGAGCGCCGCATACTTCCCCTCAAGAAAGGCCTCCTTCGCGTCATCTTCATGCATCGATGACATCCTGCGCGGGCGCATTGGCATTTCATACATTACGCTTTCCTCCTGCACTCTTGCTGTTTTGCCGACAAAATTTTTTCAACGCTTGCCGCTTCTTGTTTGTGACGATCCTTTTCTTCCACCTTCCGTCAGATCGTCGGAGTTCTTTTGCGATTGGATTGGCCATTCCATTTCTCCGTTAAGGCGCCGCTGACACGGATGGCGACAAATACGGCGACAGGCACAATGGCAATCACCGCTCCCAGGCTTAACGCAACGCCGGCGGCTGCAAAGCCTATCACAGTTGTTGCCAGGGTGGCGAAGTAGGTCATCACGAAGGCGCCTAGTCGGAGTGCGGCATACGTCCACCAGTTCCACGCGGGAACGGACTTTCGAGCAACTTCCGCCGCTTTTCCAAGTCGCGCTGCAAGTCGGTAAAGTCTTTCCAATTCTGGTACTCCTGTCCGAGAAGTTTGATGAGAAGGATGACGCCTATCACTGATGCGAATGCGACCGCCAACGCCAGTAGGATGAATGGTGCTGCCATTTTTGTCCTCCGTTCAGAAACCCTGGCCGGCCCTGGCGCCAGCCTTTCACTGTAAGCTCCTCATGCCCGATCGCCAACTTCATCAGCCACAAGATGGCGCTGATGATTGCGCCGGCGATAACGGCAATGGCCATGCCGCCGAGGGTGCCGAAGAAGGCGACGCCAAGCCCGATGGTTGCGGCCAGGTCGATCCACTTGTCGAAGGCCAGCACCCGGCGGATATTGCCGAACTTGAAGATCAGGAACAGCACGCCGGCTGCGCTGATTGCTGCGAGTGTCAAAATCATTTCAAATTCTCCTTCAGGAATCGGTCGCAAGTTGGTAGTAGACGCAATCGTCGGCTTGGTTGTTTTCTTCCAACAGCTTCTTGAACGCTTTGGCGTCATCCTCAGCCACGAACCAGGCAATGTTCTTTTTGTAATGTGCGCCCGTTTCTTCGTTCACGATGCATTCGCGTATGACTGAAAGCTTTGCCATCCTTTGTCTCCTTCGCGTTAATGCCCCTCTGCGGGCAACAAAAAAAGGGTGGAGGAGGAGCCGAGGCCCCTCCCCCTGGTTCGCTCGTCGGGCTTACCCGATGGTCTTCACCTTGTCGGTGTCGACGCCGGCGGCTGCGATGAGCTCCGCCGCCTCGCTGGTGGCAGCGGTACGAACCGGACTCACCGGCTCCGCCCGATACTGCTGCCAGTCGACGCCGGTGATCTTGCGGTGCGCCTCCTGCGCCGGAGCGGCCAGCGCTTCGAGCATGGCACGCTGCTCGAGGAGATTCCGCAAGTAGCGGTTCGCCTTGAGCAAGTCGTCGTCGGTCCCCATGTCCCGCTGGTTGTTCAGGTCACGCTCCGCACGGCGGACCGCGCCGACGGCGCCGCGGATGCCGCCCTGCACCTTGCACAACGCCCCGTATTTGTCGTTCAGGAGCCAGTTGCAGATGTGCGAAACGAACTGGCGGGTCGGGTACGTGGCGTCGTACTGATGCCCCTGGGCGGTGCACATCTCCTCGATGTCGCCGGCGTCCCGCCCATCGGTCATGTAGTGCTCCATGAGCGAAGCGAGGGCGGAGATGTGCTTCCAGAACTCAGTGCCGAGATCGATGTCGCCCTGTCCGTCCTCATCAGGACGCGCGGCGTATGCGCGAACCATTGCGGCTTCCATGGCGGTGTTGTGGGCGGCACGGTGCTGTTGGGTAGTCATGATCGTTTCTCCTCTAAATGTCATGATCGCTTGAGAACATTTTTTGTGCGCGATAGCGCCAAGCGTGCCTGATTGAGCACGCTGGCACCCGAGTGGTTGTGGTCGTTCATCGCCGCACGATGCGGCCGAAGTCCCATTCTTCGATGAGGTACTGAACCGCATCAACTTCCCGACCTGTGGGCTTGGTAACGCCTTTCGGCATCCTCCAATTCCAGTCTCGGGTGAGCGTCCAGCCGCGGCCCTCAAGAAAGCTGATCGCCTGGGCGTCTTTCCCAGGCCAGCGGGCGGCACGTTCCGATGTTGTCTGTGGCATGTGTCTATTCCTCCAAATGGTGGTTGTGGCCGTTCAGCTCGCATAGACCGAAAGGCGGTCGTATTCGAGCTCGTCGTTCATGTCTTCAAGGAAGTCCTCGAGCTCACAGGCGGGGATACAGCGCACCTCGCCCTCGAGGTCGATGATTTCGATGGTGTCGGCTTCGATGATGTGGGGAGTGACGATGATAGTCATGGGAGTTCTCCTACGTTTGGGTTGAGTTAGACGGAACGGATGATGAAGTAGATCGGAACGACGAAAGCCCAGGCCACGCAGAACCAGGCGACGAAAGCCGAAAGGCCGATGGTCTGGATGATGAGAATGTCGAGCCAGATCGTTGCAACGAGTAGGATGCCGTCGGCGCTGAACATGAAGCTGAGCAGGGCGAGCATCCAGCCGATGACAATCTGCTTTGCTTCCGAGAGGATCTCGGTGGTGCGTTCGGCAAAAGTGGGATTGACAGTAATGGTGGTCATTGTCGGTACTCCTATCTGAATGAAGTTGATGTGAACAATCACCCTTCCCGGGCAGCGGAGAGCGGCGACTAGTCAAGGGTCCCAGCGCACTCCTCTATCGACTAGTCAGTCAGTTTTCGAGAGGCAGGCGGCACACCGTTTGCTGTCTATGAGCCGCAATGGCATGGAAAGCCGCGACGGCGCGAAGCGCCACGAGCGGCAAAGGTTCCATGCTATTCGGCGACGCCGGCAATAGCGCCCCGATGCTGAATCGAAAAGTTACTGACGGTAACGTTCTATCGGAGCCCCTTGACTTGTCGCCCGAGGAGGTGGACGCGCTTGCGCGGCCGGCGACGAGGGGCGAAGCCCGCGACAAGCCGCTATAATTCCGACCGACCCCGAAGGGGGCTGGTCAGTACAGTGACGCCCTCGATGAATGACAGAGTGGAGTGAGAGAGCGCCAGCGAACGAGCGTCGTGACGGCAGCAGAGGCGTTGAGCGGAACGCGAAACCCCGATGCGCCAAAACGCCACGATTGGCAGAACGGCGAGCGGCACGGCCCCAAAAAGCGCCGATTAACGCAACATCCTCAAAGGGTTAGTTTTGTCCATTGACACGCTGTTTCAGCAACCTCTATGGAGGGGGGTAAGGGGGGTGGCCAATCCACGGAGAAAACAGCAGATGCCCAAGATGTTAACCCCTTCCGCAAGAGCAGCGATGGCTGAAGCAGGAACCGAGCTGACGGATAAGCAGAGAAAGTTCGTAGACTATCTGTTCCTGCCAAACGTGACGCAGACAGAAGCAGCAGTCATGGCTGGTTACGCAGAAGGTTCTGCACACGTGTCAGCCAGCAGATTGCTTAGGTTTCCGCACGTACAGGAATATCTGAGGACATGCATACAGCAGGGCATATCAGCTAGTGCCGTAAAGGCGTTGCGTGTTGTAACCGATCTTCAAGACAGCGCTAAATCTGACTACGTAAGGCTCCAAGCGGCCCAGGATATCCTTGATAGATCAGGGTTTAAGGCTGTTGAGAAACATGCTCATGCGATCAAAGGAGAGGTGATTGTGAGCATTGACCTGGGTGATTGAAGACCCCCCGGTAGGGTCGCTGGAAGGCGAAGGGAAAGAAAGGGGGGCGGGGTTAAAAACGGGGCGCTCTGCACACTCTTAACCACCTCAACACGCACGATAGGCTGTTTCAGGTTCCTCTCTATGAGGTTGGTTTGTATGACCAATGCTTGCAGGATTTTGGTGAGAGTTTTGCCATGTTGACTGCGTGAGTGCAGCGGTGTTAGAAAATTCCATGCATTTTATATCGGACTTGAGTTGGCGGGATTTGCAGCGGCTGCGTGGGGTTGTCCGTCAGGTTTTGGTCAACAACGGGGCTCGAGCGGACCAGGTTACGCTGGCTGAGTGTGACAAGTATATTGAGGCTGTTGCGCCTGAGACTCGGGAGAAGATGATCCGGTTCATGGTGGACAAGGGGGAGAAAATTCTTGGATAGTTTCAGGGACACGGTTGCCGGCGCGATTGCGAAGCATGAGGAGCATCATGTTGCCGGGCCTTTTCATATGGTGCTTGTCAGCATCAGTCCGACGGGGCAATGGTTTGCGACGGATACGGGGTCTTGCAATTTGAGTGATGTGCAGTTGGCGGCGGCACTGTCCGGTGTTGTCGAGGACTTGCTGGCGACGGCCCATACTGTCGGCGAGGCGTAATGGCCGAGTTGCGGTACAAGCCGTCCGGGCCCAAATCCAAAAATTTTTTAAAGTGTGAAAAGTTCGTTCGTGGCATCCGCGGCCCGGTGGGGTCGGGGAAGTCGGTGGCTTGTTGCATTGAGATCTTCCGCCGGGCGGCGCAGCAGGAGCCTTCATCGGATGGGATCAGGCATACCAAGTGGGCGGTAATCCGGAACACGAACCCGGAGCTCCGCACCACGACGATTGCGACCTGGCTGCAGTGGTTTCCGGAAGATGAGTGGGGGCCGTTCCGCTGGAGCCCGCCTTACACGCATCATATTCGAAAGGGCGACATTGATTTGGAGGTGTTGTTTCTGCCTCTGGATACGCCGGAAGATGTGAAGAAGCTGCTGTCGCTTGAGTTGACCGGCTGCTGGATCAACGAGGCGCGGGAAGTGCCGAAAGCGATTGTTGACGGGGCGACCAGCCGTGTCGGCCGCTACCCGAGCCAGAAGGACGGTATTGGTCCGACGTGGCATGGGGTCATCATGGACACGAACGCGCCGCCGAACGATCACTGGTGGCCGATTATGTCTGGAGAGTCGCCGATACCCGAGCATATGACCGAGGCGGAAGCCCTGATGCTGGTGAAGCCCGACAATTGGGAGTTCTTCACGCAGCCGGGCGGCATGGTGGAGGTTTTTGGCGAGGGTGGTGCGCTCGAGGGCTATGAGTTGAGCCCGGAGGCGGAAAACCTTGCGAATCTGCCGCCAAGTTATTACCCGAACATGATCCAGGGGAAGGCCAAGAGCTGGATCGACGTTTATGTGCTGAACCGGCTTGGCAACATCGTGGACGGGAGGCCTGTTTATGAGGGGTTTTCGGAAAAGACCCACATTGCGAAGCAGGGCTTGGAGGCTGGCCCGTTGCCCGTCTACGTTGGGGTCGACTTTGGGCTTACTCCGGCTGCGGCTTGCTTGCAGCGTTATCCTAATGGGCGTTGGCTTTGCGTCGGCGAAGTTGTCGCTGCGAATATGGGTGCGGTCCGCTTCGCGCAGGTGCTCAAGCGTTTCCTTGCGGAGAACTTTCCGGAGAACAGTGTCTCGATTTATGGCGATCCGTCCGGTGACTTTCGGGCGCAGACGGACGAAACCACGCCTTTTGAGATCTTCCATAGCCAAGGATTGAAGATCTATCCGGCGCCATCGAATGACCCGGTGGTGCGGACGGAAGCGGTCAATGGGCTGCTGAGCCGCATGGTCGAGGGCGAGCCTGGGTTCCTTATCGACCGGGACAAATGCCCGGTGCTGGTGGCCGGGTTCCTGGGTGGTTATCAGTACCGGCGCCTACAGGTGACGGGCGAGCGGTATGACGACAAGCCGGCGAAAGACAAGTTCAGCCATGTTCACGATGCCCTGCAATATGCGGTCATTGGCGCTGGCGAAGGCCGGAATGTGACGCGCGGCGGCAAGACCATGAAGCCGTTCGTCGCCAAATCCCGCTGGTCGCCATTCAATAGGAAAAGCAGCATTGCGAGCCGTGTCTGATTGCCATCTGCCGGAATGGCATGTGGCGTTCACGGATGACGCCAATCCCGGCTTTATCCGCCGCCTCCTGAAGCCTGGGTTCAGGCATGTCTGGGCCTTTACCTTCGACCCAAAGGCCGGTGTATGGCTGGTTTTTGATCCCAGTTTGAATAATATTGTGCTGCGTGCCTTTCGGCCGAAGGACTTTGCGCCGTTTATTCGGAAGGCGGTCACTGAAGGCCCGGTCATCGCCGTCCCGGTGCAGACAATCCCCCTCCGCAAAGCCCGGCTGTTCATGACTTGCGTATCCCAGGTGGCCCACCTGATCGGCCACGATCTATTCCTGGCGACCCCCTACCAGCTCTTTTGTCAGTTGCGCCGTCTTGGATATTCGGAAAGGTTTGCCGAACCATCCCTTTCGGAGTGACGTCATGGGCGGATTTTTCTCTGCACCGAAACCGCAGCCACAAGGCCCGTCGCAGGCCGAACTTGACGCGCAGGCGCGTGCCGAGGAGGCGCGGAAGAAGGAGGAGGACCGCAAGAAGGAGGAGGAGCGTCAGATTGCGCTCAACCGGCGTGGCAGGCGGTCCCTTCTGGCGGAGAATAACACCGGCGCCGGCTTTACCGGGACTCTCGGCTGATGGACAAGCTCTCAAAGCTCATTGCGCGCTACGAAAAGGCGGATAATGAACGCTCGAATTGGGTGTCGCTATGGGAGGAGTGCTACAACTTCGCATTCCCCAAGCGCACCGGGTTCTATTCCACCGTTTCCGGCGCGCAGCGCACCGACGAGATTTTCGATTCCTCCGTTGTTCATGCGGTCGGCGAGTTTGCCAGCAGAATGCAGGCCGGGCTGACGCCCAACTTTGCCAAGTGGTATGAGTTCGAGGCCGGTTCCGAAGTCCCCAAGGACCAGCGCCCAAAGGTCAGCAAGGCGCTCGAGCAGATTTCCGATTACGTTTGGGAGGTCTTGCAGACTTCCAACCTGAATCAAGAGCTGCATGAAGGCTATCTCGACCTGGCGGTTGGCACCGGCACGCTGCTGGTCGAGGAGGGCGACTTTGATCGGCCCGTCCGCTTTACCATGATGCCGCAGACCCAGGTGACGCTGGAGCGCGGCCCCTTTGGCGATATCCAGGGCGTTTACCGGACGCGGATGCTCAAGCTGCGCGACATCAAAACCATCTGGCCGAAAGCCACCATCCCCGAAGATGTGAAAGCGCACGGCGACCGCGACCCCGAGCATGAGTTTGTGATTATCGAGTCATGCTTGCGGAATTGGGAAAAGCGCGACACCGAAACGCACGACTTCACGATCTTCATCAAGGAGCCGCAGCACATTATCCTTGAGGGCGAGTTCAAGGGCGACGGATCGAATCCCTGGATCTCCTTCCGGTGGAGCAAAACCGCCGGCGAGACCTATGGCCGCGGCCCGCTGCTCAACGCCCTTGCAGACGTCAAGACGCTGAACGAAATCGTCATGCTCGGCATGAAGAATGCGTCCCTGTCGATCACCGGCATGTGGCAGGCCGATGACGACGGGCTCATCAATCCCGACACGATTGAACTGATCCCCGGCACGATCATCCCACGCGCCATGGGCTCTCGCGGCTTGGAGCCGCTGACGCCGCCCGGGCGCTTTGAAATGGGGCAGTTCCTTCTCGAAGAAATGCGCCACAATATTCGCAAGGCGCTTTACAACGAAACCCTTGGCAAGCCGGAAGGCACGCCGATGTCGGCGACGGAAGTGCACGAGCGCATGGCCGACCTGTCGCGCACTATCGGCTCTGCCTATGGGCGGCTGCATACGGAGCTGGTGACGCCGCTGCTCCGCCGGGTGGTGCATATCCTCCGCAAGCAGGGCCGTATCGAAGTCCCGAAGATCAACGGGCGCGAGGTCCGCATCCGCAATGTTTCGCCGCTGGCGCAAGCGCAGAACAATGAGA